CAGAAGTAACCACCCCAAGCCTTGCCATTCTTCTCACCTTCACGCCATTGCATGTGTCCATGCTCGCACGATGGTGCTTCTACTGCTTCACCTGTTCCCATGATTGCAGCTACATTCTCCATAGCCTTCTCAAGTGTTACAGGTGCATCTACTACACCATTATATTCTCCGACAGGTGTAGTCCAGTAATCCTGATCATCTGCCTTGACTTCTTGAACAAGTGGCTTAACTGGCTTAGCAGCTACAACCTTTGTCATTTCCTCTCGGCTTGGTCTTTTTCCTTTAGGCGCATAACCTGCATTTGCAAGTGCTCTGCCGATTGCCGAAGTCTCGCAATTCTCCAATGCTGAAGTCTGATTAACGCCTCGGCTAGTAACTGTTTCCTCAGCGTACCCTGTTGCCCATGCAACACTATCTTCAGCATTCTTAAATAGATACGCTTTAACAATGTATCGAGTAGCCTCGACCACTTCCAACTCAGTAGATATGCGAAACGCTGGATAGTCCTTAATAAACTTTTCAAGTCTTACCTCCACAGGCTCGTAATCGGCTAAATTAAACATATAGATCGTTTTCCTCTGTGGCTAGTTGCCCTGCGAGTGCGCCATACGAGCAGAGATCGACCCAGTTATCGATGTGTTGGGCTGATTGATTAGTCCTTGCCAGTTTGACCAAGACCATGATCCCTGCCACTTGATAGTCGTGTATCGGTGTTTGTAAATATGCTGAGAGCAGCATTGCGGTGTGTTGCAGGTTATCCGCAGGGTGACCATACGATAGCCCACGATCACGGATCGTGTCTGTGGCGGTGAGTAGGATTTCATTAGCTCGCATGATCTGCCAACGAACGGGCTAAGCTGCGACCTTTGTGCCAGCCTTCACGCCTACCATCTTTGTAGCCTTGCCAGTACCAGATGAAATTAGTGGCTAAAAATAAACCAATGATTCCAATAATTGTTATGGAGTTCATTCTTCTACCTAACTGCAAGCAACGCCCTCGGTTGCTTACTGAATTAGAGTCTCATGCCCACCCGACAAAATCTGGGACATTTGTATAACGAAACGATAACAATTATCGCGGTCTGCCGTAAGACTTTCCAGCCACAATAAATGTGCCGTCCTTTTCAATGTGGATTAGATCAACCTGCACCTTAGCCTTGTTCACATAAATGATGGCGAATGCTTGCTGCCAGTTCGCAACACCCTTCGTGTAAGCAGCTTGCTTAAAGTCCATAAGATTGCCGACCTCGACACCATGTAGGACACGCCCTATACGACCCCCAGAAGCCTCTGAGAAGGCTGATCTGCCTGCTCTGTGAGTATGTCCTGAGATGACATTCTTTCCATGCCTACGAGCCGCCTCAAGGGCTGATAAGCCCCCCTGTGGCTTCATGGGTGTGTGGTCTCCATGTACTGCAATCCAGTTAGGTGCAATAGGCATAGGGTTCTTATGGAAAGTGATACCGAGTTCATCAAACTTCATAAACTTCTCAAAGCGTAGCTCTGGCAATGCACCGAAGGCAGGTACTTTAGCCATGATGATGTTATACAGGCGGTCTGTGTGATTGCTACGGATGCAATCTGTTACCCCTAACTCCCAGAGTAACTGCACTGCCTCATTACGATCATCGTCTAAGGTCTGGGCATAACTGCCCATGCGCCCTTCTTCCCACTTGCTTATCTGTGGAAGGTCAATCTCATCGCCAATGGTAACTACTTGATCTGGCTTAAACTTAGAGATGAAGCTAGCAAGGTTGCAAGTAGCAACCCTGTCATGGTACGGAACCTGAAGATCCGAGACTACGACTATTCGCTTAATCGTCATCCTCATCTTCATAGTTGCCATACTTATCAGGCTCTACTTGGTCTGGAAGGATCCAATGAGGGTAAGCCTGTGGCTCTGTAATCATAAACATAGCAATGTCCTCTGCGAAACCTGCTCGCTTCAATGAGCAAAAATACTCATAAAGCCCAATGCAATAAGCATCAAGCTTTGAGTATCCTTGCTCCTCTAGTGCCTTAGTTGCTTTTCTTGCCATAGCAAAAGTTTACCTGTCAAGCAAGATGTTATAGATCTCATCGACTCGCGTGTTGAGTCTTTTGATCTCAGACAACAGATGAGTAATTACATAGCCAGACAAGCCACCGAGAGCTGCAATGGTGGCAAGGTAAAGGGTGAAGAAGTCTGACTGTGTCACTTCTTGATGCCCAAAGCAGGATCATTAGGTGATAGGTAACGCAGTACAGGTGGAAGAATTGAAGCAATGCCTGCTGCAATAAGAGCCTTAGGATCTGTGACCCCAGCTGCTGCCATTGAGATAACTGCTACTAGAAATGCTCTAGCCCATGAGCCTGCTGCTGTCTTTAGTTCATTCATTATTCTCCACCTAACATAGATACTTGAAAAAAAGCCCCATCATTGTCAGCTTCTTTCTTAAAGCTAACATGCATGTGCTTAGTGTGTTTGTTAGCCCCTGTGTACTTGCGCCACTTCCAATTAAGGATGCTGGAGCAAATTCGTCCATCGTAAATGATGTAACTAATACGCTTGTCTGCTTTTGACTTGGACAAGGTACGAAGCTGATCAGCAAGATCTCCCATGATGTCTGGCTTTCCGCCCTTGAATAAGTCTTTGTCCACATCAATGGCGCGTACCCAGCCCTGCTCATCAGGATTATGATCTGACTTGCGAGCAGCGTGTCTGGTATCACCGATCCAACCATCCGATGCGCGGTCACGATCTGGGAACGAGTCATCGATCTGTTCTCGTAACTGAATCGCTGCGTGACTTAACTTAGGTTTCATCCCAGTAAGAGTGCGGCTTCTGCTTCTGAGATACCAAGCTTCTCCAGTAGTGCAGCCTTAGCCTCAGCCTTAGTTGCTGCTTCTGCTTCTGCTGTTACGCGGTCTGCTTCTGCTTGTGCTGCTGCTGCTTCATTGGCTGCGATCTCATCGGCTGTCAAAGGACGCTCGATGACCTCACCTGTTTCGCAGTTGATTTCGATTGCTGTTGTCATTGTTGCTCCTTATGAGTTTTTGATGCCGTATAGATAGAAAGATGAACCTGATATAAAGTTAGTTGTGTTATCGGGGGTTAATTTTATTTGTGTTATTGCGCTGGTGTTTTGCCATAAATTAGCATAAACACCTTGATTGATAATAGTTGCTGCGTTGCTTTCATTAACAGTAAAGACACTATATGGTTTATTTTGACTGGCTGTATAGTTAGGCAAATACAGTTCACCACTTCCAAAAGTATTTGCAGTGTTAGTATCTCCAGAAATTACGCCAAAAGAACCAGAACTGCCTGATGATAGCCTTGTGGAGGAAGCAGTTGAACCCTGACCAGTTAAAGTTGTGTATGAGTAGTTAGAAGTATTGCTGTTAAACTCAACTAAAACAGTATTAAATGTGCTGCCTCTATCTGTTCTGCCACTAACTCTCAACACCAAATCAGTAAAGGTGGCAGGAATAGCAGAGAAGGTAACAGATGCGGCAGAACTGCTGAGGACATTGCTAGAGATGAGTGTGTAGGTGCTAGGCATTTTTTATCCCATACAAAGTAGCGGTTGTGCCAGCAGCAAAATTGTTTCCACCGATGGTTAAGAAAGTTACAGAAGTGATTGCGGAAGTACTACGCCATAATCCCACCGTTCTATAAACAGAGCCACCCCCTGCTTTATCTTGGTTTCCAGTACACAATGAAGTCTTGAAAGTACTACCAGCATAAGAAAAGATATCAATGGTAGCAAGCCCAGAAATTGTACTTGTTGAGCCATTGTTTACTTCAATGTCTATGTAAGTAACATTGGTTTCGTAACTAGAGGCAGCCGCAGTACCAGAGCCTCTAATATGCGTTGTTGAGTAATTTGAGGCAGTATCACTATTAAATTGAATTGCGGGATAACCAAAAGTGCTACCCAAATGAAAACCCACTAACCTTAAATCCGTATAGGTAGCAGGGATGCTAGAAAAGGTAATAGATGATGCTGCTGTACCTAAAGTCGTGGTAGCGATTGGCTCGTATGTTGTTGGCATTTACGCTCCCTTAATTCCGTATAGTGAAAATACTGAAGAACTTAAAAAATTAGAAGAGGCTTCATCTATTAAACTAATACTAGTAATTGCATTTGTGTTCATCCACAGTCCAGAAGTTAAACCAATGGCTGGGTAGTAAGAAAGGTTATTGGCATCGCTACCTGTGAAAGTTCTAATAGTTTTATTCTTTGTGGTTACCGCGTAATCGTGAATATCAATCACACCAACACCGTGTATATTTGTAATACCGCTTCCATTACCTGCTACACAGAAATCTGTTCTTATGCTTGTGTTAGACGAGTCGCCCGTAGCGGCGGCTGTTGAACCATCTCCAGCCAGTTTATGCCAAGCATAGTTAGTGCCAGTGTCTGAATTAAACCTTATGAAAAGGCGTGAAGCATTTGCCCAGTTTTGATTTATAGAATTTTTTGCTATAAATCTAATTTGCAAATGCTGATAAGTGCTAGGGATGCTAGAGAAGGTAATCGTTGCAGATGACCCAGTACCTGTAGCAGTAGCGATGGACTCAAAAGAGCCACCACCGCCACCTGCACCACCTGAGTCTAAGACTGCTGCGAATGAATTAAGCAATGCCGCCCACCACATACCATGCATCTGTGCCAGTCTTAATGCAAGCGGCAGACTTGTACTGTGCAAGGGTTGGAGCTGCTGCGACTGCACCTGCGCTAAGGACTGTAGTAGTACCAGATGTTACTGCTGAGATTGTGCAGACACCTACGCCAATGTTAAGTACTGTGATAACAGTACCGATCGGGAAAGCAACAGATGCGTTAGTAGGGATCTTGAAGGCAATCGCTGTTGCCTTATTCATGATCTCTAGGACTTGGTACTGATCTGCGCTAACTGCTGTGTAATCTGTTGTGTTAGCTGTGCCAACAGTAAAGGCAGTAAGGCTGTTGTACATGGTCGAAGATAGGACATCTCCTGTGGTTGCTGGCAATCCTGTTGGCATTGTTACTCCTTAGTAAGATAAAACGCTAGTGCCTATGATACCCGATACAGGCGATCCTATGATGAATCCATCGATGATTGGCTCTGCCGTGGTGTAGTTGACTTTCCACGAACTAGGAGTGATTTGATGGTTAACACCGAAGATCTGGACAGTCTTTGTCAAGGTAGTCGAGTTAGGCTGAGTGGTGGTTATTGTAACTGGACTAAAGAAATCCAAGCTCAATGCTGCGATCTTTCCTGCGCTGTATCCGTCCTGCTGTAGATCAAGGGTCAACTCGTCCACACGGATAGATGTCTCCTGCCGTGATGCGATAAAAGCAAGGGCATAGTTAAGTGCTTCTGCATCGGTCTCCATGAGAAGGCCAGATGCGTTATAGGAATGGGTAAAGTACTTAGCGATAGAAGCTGCATTTTGCGCTGTCTGGACTGTACCGCCTGTGCGTGTGACAGTTGCCTTGTTATAAATCTGGGAATCATCAAAAACCCACTTGACATTGAAGTAGCCAATGCCTGTGCCATTGTCATTAAATACTACAGGCGTGTTTGCTACAGATGCCGTAGTAACGGTTCTATCTTGGAATACAGCCCTGCCCTGCCCATCCATATAGAAAGCACCATACTCGGTCTGTGCGACCGTCTGTAGGGATGCTAGGGCTGTTCTCTGGGTTGCTGGATCTGCTTGACAGGTAGTAAGGCCTGTGTCAATATCTCGCTGGGAGTTAGGCCAGCCGATGCTATCTAGGATCTTAGTGATGCGTGTGCCTGTGGTCTCACCTGCAACTGCTCCAGCCACACCAAAGAATTGTGCATTCTGGAATAGACGGAATCCATCGACTGCCGTGACTGTGGTGTAGACAAGATCGCCCTCGAACTTAGGCGTGGTCGTGTTATAACTTGTGATGTAGCCAGCGAATACTGGATATCTCACACCTTCCCATGTTGCGCTGATAGTGATCTTGCGCATTGGGTTAAGGTAAGTGTAGTAAGGGCTGGATGGATTCTGTGGATTAAAGTCACCATTCTGGTCAAGGATGCGGATAGCTGCTGTGCCAGTATTAAATTGCTCAGCTGATAACTGCCGTCCTCGGTTAGTCTGTACAGAATCTAAAAGGTTAGATACATCCACAACAAGGCTAGTTGGTGAATCAGAGAATACATCTTGACCACCGATTTGAGACTCGCCAATGATAAAGGGATACCCGAAGGTTGCACCTGTGGAGAAGTCAATTACGACATTGATGACTGGTCTGGTCATAGTGATCCAGCAGTCGTAATATAGTCACCGCGCTTATTCAACTGAATCAAAGAATTCTGAATCATGTTAGTTAGTTCATCTGGGTTGGCGATGGTGTTAGCGTAGATATTTACTGTAGCTGACCGTGCCTCTGATTCACGGAATGATTGAAGCGCGCCTGAGTTGCTATAGATAGAACTGGCCTGTAAAGATGCGGTCTTTGCTGCTGTGTCCATGTCTAGAAGATCTGCGAAAGCATTGGCTCGAGCTGTTGCCGCTTCTGCATATTCTAAGATTGCTTCGATAGATCCACCTGTTGTTGAAATAGGCGCAATGAAATCTCCTGCTGGAATGCCAGAACCTAGTGAGCCGCTTGTAGGAATCTTGGCTGTTGCTTGAACATTAGCCTTAGCAAGTAAGTCAAGCATCTCTCGGATCTTGGCAAGAGCAGCATCTAGGTTTGTTAGATTTACTAAGTCTGCTGGCTTTAAGCTGTCAAGGATTGACTTGATGTCCACAAGCTTAGCGTTTTGTCCACTAAGGGCATTGAGGACTTTAACATCAGCATTAAGTTTATTGGTAGCAGCAATAATTGCTTGCTCATCCTTAGCGGCAATGGCATCTTCTAGGGCAAGCATTGAGCGCTTGACATTCAGGCGAGCAGTATCATTAGCAATCTGAAGCATTTGAGTCTGTGTAGTTGCTTTGCCTAGTTGCTCGGCCTGAGAGGTAAGAGCTGCTGCAATCTGGATCTTATCCATGTCAAAGACTTCGCCACCTTTGTTAAGGGCAAGGTTAGCCTTGTCGATTGCCGCTTGTAGTCGCTTGTCCTTAACGATCTTGGCTTGATTAGCAGCTTGAACTCCTGAGAGTTTTGCGAGTGCTGCCGCATTTTTTTTAGCAATGGCATCTGCTCGCTGAGTGTCCTGTGAGGATACAGTCATTGAGATATTGCCAAAGCCCTTGCCATCACCGAATAAACCGCCAGAAGGTGCAAAGAATGAGAAGTTCTTCAAGTCAAAAATTGATTTAGTAATCTTTATAAACTCGCCTGCTTCGCGAGTAAAGTTAGCAATCGATTGCGCTACTCTATCGATCTTCTTGATTAGATCATCTGTAGAAGTAGAATTGGATGCTGTTACTAAAGCATCAACAAGACCCTTGCCAATAGTCTCTTTAGCATTGTTTCCAGCAACAGTTAATTTACCAAGCGAACCTGCATAGGTATTGGCTGCTGCCGTTGCTTGCCCTGCGAATAATGTTGATAGACGAGCTTGGATTTCCTCAAATGATGAAGAGGTTAGCTCTGCTTTTGAGAGTCCTACACCTAAGCGGCCAAGTGCCTGAGTCTGACCTAAGTAAGCCTTTTGTAAAGACTGCGATACTTGTGTCAGGCTTCTGCCCGTACCTGCTGCTATATCTAATGCAAGTCCTAGCAATTCCTGAGACTTACTAACATCACCTGTGGCACGAAGCAAGCGATCCATTGCTGGACGAAGCTCGTCATCTAGAACGCCCGTTTGCATTTCAAGGCGAGAAATAAAGCCATTAACTGTATCAGCGTTTGATCCGTAAGCAAGGCCTAGATTTTTAAGAGTAGTGCCTAGTGCTTTTGCTGCCTTGTCATCTTCTGCAAAAGCCTTAACAGAAGACTTGGCAAAAGCCATAATCTTTTGTGCGCTATAAACAGCCAGTAAGCCTTTAGCAAGCTGCTTAGTGCTTTTAGTTAATCTGTCTGTTGAAGTTTCGGCTTGCTTAAAAGCCTTTTTACCAGTGAACTCGGTAGCAATATCAATCTTTACTTGTGCCACGATTAGCCTCTCACTGTTGTGCGTTGATTAAGTTTAGTCTTAGCGGACTCGATAGCTTTTAGCACAGCTGAGAGAGCTTTACCATTGTCCTCTTCATAGGCGCGATAAAGACCGCGACCTCTACGATTTCGTGATCCTTTTAATTGAGATCCGTTTTTAGCTTCTTGATTTTTAACAAATAGGCTGTCAGGATTTACAGTTCCAGCAATTTCATAAATAACTCCAGCGCGTGTTTTATTGAACAATCGCGCTATAGATCTAAAACCTCTGGAGTTAGCTTTAGAAGGACTTGACTTAAAACCGATGTTAGATTTAACAATAGAGGGAACATATCTAGGAAATTTAGCAGTGCTAAAGGCAGAAGAAGCGGCATTGATTTTATTGCCAGAAATTCCCCAGTTAGACAAAACTTGGTTTTCATTAGGCATGTAACCTCTAGCTCTTTTCACTATTGGTTTTACTGCTAAGGACATCTCCTTTGTCAGTTTTTTAGATAGATCAGGTGTAAATTCTCTTAGGGCTTTTTTAAGAGCGACCGCGCCTACTACCTCTGTTGGCATCGCTCACCTCTCTCGCTTCATCCTTGAGCCCCTGCACTAATGCATCGAGCATGGTCTTATCTAGATCTAATAATTGCTGCGGCGCGATTCCCAATCTAATGCTTAGCCTAGCAATTAGATAGGTGAACGGAAGATCGCGCTTTAAGCTAAAGGGTCTGAATCAAGCACCTCAACACTTTTAAGTGTCTCAATGAAATCCATCCCGAAAGGCTTAACAGATTCACCTGCTCTGCGTGTTACTTCCCATGCTAACCAATAGACATCGCTCTGCTTTTCTTCATCGCGGAACGCCTTATGGAAGCCCTTTTTAGCGTACTGCTCAAATGAGTACTCCACTGCTGGAGTGATCTCGCCTTCCAATACGCTTCCATCTTGTCGAACTATCTTTAGTTTTGCCATGAGTTTGCCCCTTTATAGTTTGTTTAGAATGTGCCTGTTGTGGCTACTGCAACTGTTGAGTTAGCAGTGAATGTGATTGACTGTGTGCCGATGTCACCAACAGCACCATTGATGTCTGTTGTGTTATTGACTAGCAGTGAAACAGTGTAAAGAGGGTTAGTAGCAGATACTGCTGTTCCCTTTGTCTGTAGGAATACACATGTGACTGTTGTTCCCCATGCTGCCTGTAGTGTTGCCAATACATTCGCTGAAGCTGTGTCATTTAGGAAATCGATTGTTACAGTCGATGCTTCCAAACCCTTAACGAACTTGTGTGAAGAATCGCCCATAGCGGTGACCTCTAATTCGTCAAATACGCGGTTGATTGTTACTGCTGTTACATGGTCTGAAAGATCGACAGAGTTAATCTTCACACCTACATTGTTATTTAGAAATACAGCCATGAGATTATTCCTCGTCCTTCTTAGTAGTTACTGGCTTTGGTGCTGTTGGTGCTACCTGCCCGATTTTGATCAGGAAGGCTTCGTTTTCTTTTTCCCACTCGGACATTTTAGCTCCAGCTCGTTAGGATTGATACGGACATCTCGCAGCTGAGAAGGTCTCCCGAAGCAGCGTTGAGAATACTAGGTGCGCTGATTGCGCTTACATTATAGACGAGAGACGATGCTGCGAGCTTTGCGAACACGCTACATACAGTATCTTCGATCCCGTTAAGGTTGCCTTCATTGTCGAATAAAGGCACAGTCATAATAATCTTAAAGTTAGCCATCGGGCTAATAGTGATGTGCTGATTGTTGCTCGGTGTTAAATAAGGATCATCTGGAGAAACAATCACAGAGTTAGCAAGGACTGTTGCAGGCGGAAAGGCAAAGGTCTGCCACTTAGCGTTATCGACTAGAGCAGTAGCTAATGTGGTGCGAAGGGTAGTGATGGCAACGGGCATTATCCCACCATCGAACGCGGATCAAGTGCGTGAGCGATCAATCCTCGCACCTTAGCGAGAAGCTGTGCGCTCATTCGGTAAGGGCTTGGCTGGAAATCGACAGCGTTACTGCCTGAAAGGGTGGCTGTACGCGCTTGCCAGATTTCAACAGATATCATAAGAGCTGCTTGCTGGACTGCTGTGTCTGTTGTCCAGTCTGTGTAAGTTGTAGTCGATACAGATCCATAAGGATAAATTGGATGATAATCCTGAGCAGTTGCGTGAGTAGTTGTCACGCTAATTGAGTATTCTCCAACTGCGGTAATTGTCTTAGTTCCTGCGTATAAAGATCCTGAATTGGCAATCGTGACGCTTTGACCTACATAGAAAGTATCAAGAATGTTATCGTTAAAATATAAAGTGCCAGTGCCGACAACATTACTGTGAGCAACTGTAAACCATTTAGGAGCCCATAACATTGGAATAAGAACTGCATCTGCGGCATCTGCCACTTCTTGAAGGGTCGCGTCTGGATACAATGTGCCTACGCCTAATGTGCTGCGCAGTTCTGCAACTGTTGTAAGTGCCATGTTAGATCCTTTCATAAGACTCTGGGGAGTAGAGGGCTACTACTCCCCAGAGCGACTTAGTTACCTATTTATCAGGTTAGGTTAAACCAGTTTGCGCCAGCCGCTAACTTAGTGGCAAGTGCTCCCTGACCGAATAGTAGAATGTCTACAGTTCCGTCTGAGTTAACATTAGTACGAAGCTGCTGACGAGCACCCTCGTACCATGTGTAAGCATCTGGGTTAATAACAGCCATTGAATAATCTGCTGTTCCTACTCCACCAGAACCCTTCATGTAACGAGATACACGAAGATCAAGACCTGCAACATTACCGCGCAGGCTTGTTGGTGAAAGTGCTCCTGCATTATTTTGAGGATTTGCAGCGATGTAAATTGGTCGACCAGCATCATTGTATGACATGATGTTAGCCCACTGCTCTGGTGTGACAACCATGTTGCGAGCAAAACCAAGTGAAGCAGAATAAACTGCTGCTGCTGCGCTTGAAACATAACTTAGCAAACCTGTTGCTGAGTTAGCCTGTGCTGTTGCGTTAAGAGTACCTGCGCCCTGAATAGCAGTTGTTACAAATTCTTCAGTATCTTTTGCGTAAGCGTATTCCATCTGGACAAGAAGCTCATCTAGAAACGCTGGTGTTGAGTTTGTTAGCAATTCTAGAGTAGTGATTGCACGACCCTTAAAAGACTTCTTTGTAACTGTGATAAATGATGCTTCAAGTTGTGACTCTGTTACTGGTGAGTTCTCATCGATCTGATCGACTAGAGGCACTTCAGTAATCTTAGGCAACTCAAATGTTTTTCCAAATTCTGGCATTGTTCCGCGAGAAACTGAATCAATCATTGGGCGATCTGCGTTAGACAAGAAGTTAAGTAGTTGTGTGCTTTGTGGTGTTGGGATAAATCCTGCACCTGTTGTCTGATCGTTGTCAGCAGCGCGTAGCCATTGACGAGATTCATCATCACCAAAAAGGTTAGCCTTTAGTGTGTTCTCCAAGTAGTTACGCTTTGTGATTTCGATTCTTGGAGATGTGTAGTACATCGCTGTTACAGTAGGGCGAGCAGCCTCGACAGGTGCTGCCTCTACTGCAGGTGTTGCTTCGACTGCTGAAGTGGTATCTTCCACGGCTGTCTCGCTTTCTGTAGTTGGGTTTTCTTCAACAGGGGTAACTTCCTCTGCTGCGATCTCTAGCACCTGAGCCGACTTGAAGGCTGGCTCTGTTACGAGAGAAACTTCTTTTAACTTTGCCGCTGTTACGACTGTGTGTCCTTGGCGCGATGGCTTCGATGCAAGGATCTCTGCTCCTATGCTTAAACCTGCTACCAAATTTTCGCTTGCCATAATTAGGGCATCCGTTCCAGCTTGTGAACGGCTAAGCTTGAAGGTCGCATAAATGCCATCTTCTTTTTGTTCAGCTGAGATCATGCGACCAACAGGCTTCTTCATGTCATGCTGTGATAAGAGCTTAATCTTTGTTGGGTCTGCAATCTCAATAGATCCTGCCTCAAATGCATAAGATCCAAGATTAGTGCTGCCAATTTCATCATTACCAAAGGGCACTATCTTGCCAGTGATCTCGCGCTTTTCTTCGTTGCACTCAATCATTGTGGCTTCGATGTATAAGTTTTCCATTAGCCTTCGCTTCCATTAGGTGTTAGATCTTCCATCTGCATAGCTTGTTCGATTGTAATTAAACCAAGTGAAAGCATCTTTTCTATAACTAGCAATCGCTCCATAGGTTCAACGCGCAAGAATGTAGAATCTAAATCGAACTTTACATAGTGACCAGCAGTAGATATATCATCCATGCTCAAACGCTGCTCGATTGCAGAGATGTATGGCTGGAACGCTAGTGCTACTAATTGTTTTCTTTCATCTATAATGTTTGCGTATGTCATAGATGTGTTGAGGTCTGCTGACAAGTAGTAAGCAGGGATGCCGCACAAGCGACTGATCTCTGTTGCAAGATTCTGGATTGCCTCGTTGTACATCATGTCTTTAGGACTAAAGCCAATATTCTGGGCTTCTAAAGTAGATGTTAAATATGCAGTTGAACGATTCTGACGAGCGGACTTCCATGAAGCCAGTAAGCCTTGAACTTCCGCAGGTGGGAGATCTGCTCCTGTATTTTTTAACACTGTAGTAGCCATCGGAGTTTGAGCAGCTACAGCAGCAGCCTTCTGGATGTCGATAGCTGCTTGAATTGTTCTTGCACCTGTTGTAAGTACGCCTTCGTTGAATGCTTGGAATGTAACTAGAGATCCAAGTCCAGACATCGGGCGTGGTGATCCATCGACATAATATTGTGTTACAAATGTGTTAGTTACATCAAGATCGAAAGTAATGCGAGTGTTAGCAACCCACTCGAAAGATGCAGGGCGATTATCTTCCTGATAAGTCTCTGTAACTTCTAAGAAGGCTTGCCCAAAGAATAGAAGGCTATCGACCAAATAACTGACAGTAACAAATTGTGGCTGTGACTTAGATAGTTGATGCACCCATCGTGGAGCTGCAATAGCTTCTCCAGTAGACTTCTTCTTGTACTCTAGCGGAATAGATCCAACTGTGCAGAGAAGATCGCGGCATCGCTTGATAGCAGGAACAGCCATAGCATCTCGTCTACCGATTACAGGGAATGTAAAGTTGTAGATTGAGTTAATGCCATCGCCCATAATCTTAGGCGCGAGCTGTGCCTCTAATATTTCTGGCTTACGCGAAAAGATACCCATAGACAGAAATTGTAGCATTTGTCAAGCAATTAGACAATGTGATAGGGCGTGTCTAAGTATAAATCTGTGGCTTAGGTGCAGGGATCATTAGCTTGCTAACACACATTGCTAATCCAATTGGCGCGCTAATATCGCCGCTGCTGCGCCTTTTTATGATACGCCACGCGGAGTCATTAGTTTTAGCAGCCGTATTCTGAAACTGCTCTATGAGTTCTTTCTGCCCGTTGTGAACTACCCTGAGGTTGGTCAATCCTTCCAGCAAGTCCCCACAAGCTTTATAGAACTGCTGCCCACTGACATCCTCGCAAACGACACCACTATTCATGAGGCGATCTGCAATCGTCTGAGTAGCGTACTTATCAAAGCAGACTAGGCGTGGCTTATATATGTCACACCATGCTTTTATACTTGCTGCCATCTTTAACTCATCGATAGCAACCTGTGAGCTGTAAGTCTCCAGAATCCCGATGCCAATCCGCCCATCTGGGAGAAGTTGTCCTGCGACCAATGATCCGTTCCTGCGTGACGGACTGACATCGAAACCGAATACAGTATAAGCCCCAGCACTCATTTCAAGGGTGCTATCTGAACTGTTTTCTAAAACCTCTGTGCTGAACGGGCAATTCAACGCGCTTATCCATTGACACAAAGATTCTGTGCGAGCTGCATCGGCTGTAGAAGATGCAATCGTTTCCTCGATAGCCTCAACGCTAATTAGGTAGCCCATAGAAGGATTAGCAAGAGCCCATGCTCTACGATCCCAGATGTCACAGAAGTCAGGTGCTGAATACTCGTAATAACCCAAGCTCTTTGGTGGGTAATTTTTGCAAGCCTCATGTAAATTGTTAAGCTCTGTTGAGTCATTGTTTCCCGCGTTGCTCGTAAATAATCGCTGACTATTCATGCGAGCAAGTGTCACGCTTTTCGCGGCATCCATGGCGGCAGTTGAAACCTCGCGCAATTCATCGATCCATAAAAAATCTGCTGTCATGCCTCTCGCGCCATCAGAGGTAGCTGCCCTTACTTCTAGCTGCGCTCCATTAGCAAGAATGATGCGCTCATCGCCATTAGTCCTACGGATGCCCTTTTTAACATCCCCATCTTTAAGCTGAGATCTCATCCAGTCATTACGCTCGATGATGTCTGCCATGATGTTAAAGGACTTCATAGCCATACCTCTATTAGAGGACATGATAAGGATGTCTTTCTCACCGAACATAAACAGCCCTGCTAAGCAGCGCATCCGTGCTAGGTGGCTCTTTCCTGATTGACGAGCAATAAGCAGCAGGTTTGTTTTCCGAATAAACATGCCTTGCTTATCGACTGTACACATGTCATTGAGAATGAGTTTTTGCCAGTCTAAAAGTGGCTGACCAATACGCTCAGCAAGCTCTGCGACTAGTGTTCCTTTAGTTTCGCCCTTCAACCATGGGCTATGGAGCCTTGGTTTGAGCGCCCCTCGTAACACTTTGGATTTCTTGGGCTTAGTTGTCATTGACTAGCACTAGGTCGGGTCTTAAACGGACTGTCTAGGGCTTGCTCCGACTGCATCGGGGAGATATTGGAAGGAAAGACAGGGGGGGTAGCCGTCTGTGCTAAAAAAACCCCCTCATTGAGCGCACCCTTGCGCAGGTTGCATGACTTGCATAACACTCTTAGATTATCAAGGCTGTGGTCTCCACCTACCTTGCGTGGGATGATGTGATCAATGTGCATCTCACCCTCATCTGTGCCACATAACTGGCATGATCTACCATCACGCATGAACACGCGTTCACGCTGCTCTCTATACCTACGAGAGTTCAGCTTATCTAATGCCAATTATTCGCCTTCCAATGATCTAATGCATTGCATGGTGTTGAGTATCTGTGCTCTATATATGACAAGCCCCATCGTACCTGACCATACCCATCCAGTGTAGCAAGGTACTTACTCTTACCCTGTGGTATTCCATAGTGGCTACCATTGCGCGCCTTAGGATTCCATGCACTCTCTTTACCATATAGCTTAGTAAGACATGCATATTGCTTATAATCGTAATGTAATAGATGTAATGCATATTCTTTATAAGTTACATATTGCATTGGTTTAGATCCACCTGCATCAGGCATGATGCATAGAGCTATCCCAATAGCTACTAGCACCCCGCGACCTACCCGCCTCAGCGGGTCGCGGTGAGCCTTTGAGAGGCTCTGCGCCGTTAGCGTACCATCGCTGTCAAATCCATTTGTATAAGTCCTGCTCAAAGCGGTGTTTCGTTTCAAGATAACCTCCTGTGGATAACTTCTGTGGATAACTATTTATCCGTACTATAGAAGCCTTTACCCTTAAAGTGTGTAGCTGCTGCCCCGATTACTTTGACCATCGGCTCATTACAATAATTGCATAGCACTATTGGTCGATTGTGCCATCCGTGGCTAACCTCTTGATTGAGATTGCATCGGCTGCATTTGTAATCGTAGGTTGGCAAGTTAAGCACTTCCTTATCATGTATGACCCACATCCAGAGCATCGGTCTATGTCTGCCTCAGTAGGTTCTTTGTCTAAATGACCGTATCTTAATATGAGTAGTGGCAAGAGATCCTCAAGTCGGATAATCGCGGCATACTCACGCGCATCCTCACCCTGTCCGTTAAGTCTGATAACCCCAAAGCCTAATTCCCCCGAAATGGCTGTGCGGCTTTTCAGCTGTGCTAAATATGCTTTCGGTTGAAATCCAGCGCGGGCTTTGACTTCAACATCGAATGGCACATTAACAATATCCTTGCCACTACCCCTTCCCACACATGCGCCTTGCCAAACAGTCGATAGGTACTGTGCGACAACACGCTCTGTGCGAAAACCTCTGTGCTTCCTTGCTTGACTAGCCATGCGCCATGTAACCGAGAGCAACGCCACCAATAAACAAGCATAATATTAGGAAGATCAACAGCTGCTCTTTGTCATCCATTGACTGCCTTGCACTTTCTGCATTGCCATGTACCTGCCGTTAATGTGCCATCTTTGATAACTGCTGGGATAATGATGTCATGAGCTTCTGTAGGCTCGTTGCATAACTGGCAGTTAATTGTCGTAATAAATGGAATGTCATCTAAATCAGTCCATTCGCCATCTTTGTCTATGTTATATACCTCGATGTAGCCCATTACACTCTCGCTTTCTGT